ATAAAAATGGTAATTATGATTCGTTTTCTAAAAGAAATATAGTTATATCTACATCAGGTGGTATGGGCGATCAAATATGTGCTGAACCTGTTATTAGATATATGAAAAATAAAATTTTTAAAAATGACAATATAACTGTTGTTTCGCATTGGCCAAGATTATTTAAAGATATTGAAGGCGTTTCAGTTTTAGATTTTGATAACTATAAAGGTCAACAAAATGCTACATTGGTGTTACATTCTAATCCAGATGACGAACACACAGAACATCGTTTAAGTCATGTATTTTTTCACCCAACAGATTTTGCAGCAATGTCTTTAATTAAACAAGCTATACCTCTTGAAGATAGAACTATACAATTAAAAGTTGATATAGATGATTTTGTAGATTTAGTAGATTTATGTGACATCAATAAACTTTCAGATATGGTTTTAGTTCACACTGGAAAATGGTGGGAATCGAAAACTTTTCCTATAGAGTGGTGGCAGCAATTAGTTGATAAATTAGACGAAGAAGGATTTATTGTTGGATTAATAGGTAAAACAATAGACGAAAAGCAAGGTTATTTACCTATTGAATGTCCTAAAAATGGAATAGATTTTAGAGATATGACAAGTCTTGGAGCTTATATTGCTTTAATTTCTCAAGCAAAAGTTTTAATTACAAATGATTCTAGTCCTATTCATATAGCTGGTTCATTTGATAATTGGATAGTAACATTTGCAACAGCCAAAGCATCTTATAATATATTGCCTTATAGAAAAGGAACACAGTTATACAAAACAATGAGTTTAGAAAAAAGATTATTATTAGATGATCTAAACACACTTTGGCTTGAACATTCACCAAATACTATAGCTGATTTACCTAAAGATATGGATTGGAGTAATTATTTACCAGATCCAAGTGAAGTGGTAAATAAAATCAAAGAAATATATACTAACTAAAATAATTTTAAAAATTTATATTTTTAAAATATATAAAAAAACAAAAAACGATTGAATGAAATACATAGTTAAAACTATAGAAGCACAAGAGCTCCAAGAAGATGATCTTATAGAATACGACGAACATTTAGTTTATATTCGAAAAATAAATAAACATAAAGCTGTAGAAGTAGAATTAGAATTTTCAAATGGCGTTTTGAAAGAAGATTTGTATGAATTAGACGAGCCTGTAAATTTAGTGATATGGTGATTTTATGGAAAAAACAGAAAATGATTTTAAAAATTTAGTTAAAAGTTCTTTAGAACAATTTTTATATTTAAAGCCTGAAATTAAATTTTCTGAAGATGATATTGAATTTTTTTGTAATTTATTAACTGATAATGTCAAAAAGATAGTAAGCAAGCATGCAATAGTAAAAAATGAGGAATATTGGAGTGAAATGACGCAAAATGAATGATAAATATAAAACATACAACGAAATGGTAATTAATGAATCTGAAAATTTTAAAATAAAAAAACATTTTAATGATAGTAATATATTAATAATGGCGATACATGGTGGTGAAATCGAGCCATTAACATCAGATATAGCCAACTTAATAGCTTCAAATGAATATAATTTTTATTTATTTGAAGGTAATAAAAATGGTAACGATGAAGATTTGCATATAACTTCGACTCGATTTGAAAATAAAGATATAGTCGAAATTTTAAAAACAATTGATATTTCAGTATCTATACATGGTTCGAAAGATGAAGATTCAATTGTTTATATTGGCGGATTAGATTATGAATTGAGAAATTTTATAGAAAATGATATAAAAAATATTTTTTTAAAAAAGCATAAAGATTTTTGTATTATAAATAATGTTAAAAATGAGCATAAATTTTCTGCTATAAACAAAAAAAATATAGTCAATAGAAATAAACGTGAAATGGGTGTTCAAATTGAATTGTCACAAGGATTTAGAAAAAAAATAGTAACTTCATTAAAAAGAGATCGAAAAATAAAAAATATTTTAGCGCTATATGATTTTTCAAATACTATATCTGAAGCATTAAAAAAATATAAAAAATGGAAGAATTTGTAGCTTTAGGTATTGTTATTTTTATAGTTATATTTTTGGTAGGAAAATTATTTAAACTTTTTTATCAGATAGGTAATTTTTTGTCTAAAAATAAACAAAAATAAAATAAATAATATAAATTAAAAACAATTTAAATTTAAAGGTTAAAAAATGGCTAAAATTATAACAAAAAAAAGATTTCACACTGATGATAAAGTAGAATTAATAAATATGATTGCTGATGAATCTGAAAAGTTAGTAGATGAAAAATTTAATTTAGAAAAAATAATTTCAGATAAAAAATCTATAGAGACTGACGTGATGACTGATATAGTTTCAGCTGTTGACGAAAAGGGTAAATTATTATATTCAAATGTTGAAAAGCGAGATATTGAATTGAAAAATAGACTGTCAGAAAACATAGGGTATGATAAAATAAAAAATTTAATCGATACTAAGAAAAATGAAATTGAAAAACAGACAATAAAAATAGAATATTTAAAAAATCTATTTAAAATTTTATTGGAAAAAAATGAATTATGAGTTTACAGATGAATATACGATTTTAAGTCAATTTGTCGAGCCAGGTTTAAAATGTTGGTTTTCAAATGGTTGGTTTACGGTTGTTTCAAAGGAAATAAAAGAAGTAAATGAAGATAAATTTGTAAGATTGAAAGTAGTAGCTAATTTTAAAGGTAAAGCTACTTTAGATTTACCACTTAATTATGAGTTAACAGTTGAAAAATCAACTGCTTTAGGACATAAATTTAGACATTTGTGGACAAATGATTCTTCGCAAGCTATAAGAAAAAAATAAAAAATAAAATGAAAATCAAAAATTATACTTATTCTAATGATAGAAAATTAATTCTTGAATATGAAGATTTTTCAAGAAAAGAATATAATAATGTACCTGATAGGGTATTTAAAAATTTCATTAACTCAAGAGATTTAAATGTATTTGAACAAATGAATTTAAAAACAAAATTTGAATCAAAAGATTTAGAGCCTAATTATCAATTAATTTACAGTTAAACGAAATGGATGCAATATTTTTGTTAAAAGAATCGTTTAAGCAAAAAGGAATTTATTACTCAGTTTTAGAATATGTAAAATTTTTGAATAATATTGGTTTTGAGTCAAAAATTTTGTTTATTGAAAATATTAATTTGATCGATGAGTACATTAAGTTTTATAATCCGAAATTAGTTTTTGTACAAGCTATTTGGTTACATCCCAACAAAGTAAAAAAACTTCATGAAAATAATCCTAATGTTAAAAAATTTATAATAAACTATCACTCTGATTTGTCGTTTTTTATGACTGCAATGTTTGGGTTAAATTGGACCTATTGGTATAATAGAGTTGGTGCTATAGTTACAGTTAATTGTAAAAATTTTGCAGATTCTTTTGATTTTGTAGAATATTTACCTAATCTTTATGAAAAAGGTTTTCATTATAAAGAAAATACATCTGAAGATTTAGTAATATATCAAGGAGGAGCCATTAGGTTAATGAAAAATCATATTACTGCAATAATGGCTTCTATTAAATTTGCTAAAAAATTAAACAAAAAGTTAATATTTAAATTAAATAATTCTACAAGTCCAAGTGGTCAGTATGTTTTAGAAAATATAAAAGCTATAGCAAATAATACAAATAATATTATAGAGTTCGTTGATTGGAAACAAGGTGACGAATATAATAATGAAATTAGAAATTCAACTATAGGAGCTCAGTTGTCATTTTCTGAAAGTTTTAATAATGTAGCAGCTGATTTTGTATCAGAAGGTAAACCCATATTTGCAGGCGATACTATATACTGGTTACCTGATGAATATATAGTTAATAGTTATGTTAATGTTGACAAAGTTGCTGATAAAATAGAATTTTTATACGAAAATAGAAATAATTTAGAATTATTAAAAAAAGCATACGATAATTTAGTTGAATTTGATTCTAATGCAAGAGAAATTTGGAAAAAGTTTTTAGAAAAATACCTATAAAATGAATTTATTTGAAACAAATAAAGAAGATTTAAGACGTAGAAATAGAGAATTACGTCACAAAATGATTGTAAAGGCTCAGGAAGTTGCAGCAAAGAAAAAAGAAGCTGAAAGTAAATTACAACAAAAACAACAAGAAGAAGATTTAAAAAGTAAAACTAAATATCCAGATGTTATTTTAACTATGATGAAAAGGTTGCGTAGAATATCACCCTGGAGTCCTGTAGTTTCTATGAATCCATATCAAGCTTCTTTAATTGCGTTTTTTAAATTAAAACAATTAGGTATTAAAGAATGTAGATTTTCAGCAAACGCAACGCATTCTTGGGTTGAATTTAAATATGATGATCGATGGTGGACATTTGATTTAATTGCAGTTAAAGAAACTCATTTAGGTGATCCAATAAAATCAATTTTAGTAGCAAACGAAGATGAATATAAAGCTTTAACAACTCATTACGATTTACCTTATGATTTTATAGAAAAGTATCATGAACACATATCTATAACTATAGATGATGCAAAGATAATTGCAATGGAAGATGATTCGTTAAATACTATTAGAATCAATTATCATTAAAGTTAAACATAAAATGAATTTATTTTAAATGGCTTATTTTAAGAGCCATTTTTCGTTTAAACAAACGCATAAATTTGTATATAAATAAAAAAAATAAAAACATGTACAATTATTATTTAATATTTGATGGTAATTATTTAGCTTATAGAACATTGTATACTATAAAAAATTTTACATCAAGCGAAAAAACACTTTCAGATGAAAAATCGAAAGGTATATTTATGAGAAAATTAACAGATGATTTTTTATCTATAGTTTCTTTATTTAATACTAATAAAATAATTTTCGTAAAAGATTCTAAATCGTGGAGAAAAAAATTTGAAGGTGAATATAAAGCTACAAGAGAAAAATCAGAAGATATAGACTGGGATTCTTTATTTGCTTTGATTGATGAATTTACAGATAAATTAAAAAATTTAAATGTTGTAATTTCTAAAGTTGATATGTTAGAAGGTGATGATTTAGTTGCTTTATGGTCTAAAAAATTAAATAAAGAAAACAAATCAGCAATTATAATATCAGCTGATTCAGATTTAACTCAATTAGTCGAATTAAACGACAATTCATTTACTATTATTTATAATGTTAAAAGTAATACAAAAAAATTTTATGCTTCAATTGGATTTAAAGAAAAATTATTTTCTTATAAATTTAATAATAATAATGATATTTTTGAATCATCAATAAATGTATTAAATACAAATAAAATAAAAAAATTAATTTCAATTATTGAGTCACATGATATAGATGAAGTAAAATCAGAAGAAGTATTATTACATAAAGTTTTATGTGGTGATACTACTGATAATATATCATCAGTTTTTGTTATAGAAGTAAATGGAAAAAGAAAAAGAATTACAAATAAAGATGCAAAAAAGGTAATATCTTATTTAAATGATACGTATAGTAAAGTTAATATCGATGAATTAAAGTATAACAAAAATCTTCAGAATGAAATAAGATTAATTTTAGAAAAATCTTCAAAATTAAAGATTCCTAAGGATGAATTTTATGAAAATTTATATAGAAATTTTAAATTAATTCATTTAAACGAAGTTGAATATGATCAAAGTTTAATAGATTCTTTTAACGAGCATACAAATACCGTAAATTATGATTTGAGTTGTAAAACTTTGACAAAAGAGTCTATTTTATTTGAAACAGATTATTTTAAAAACGATAAAATAAAAATTTACAGTGATGTATTTTAGGAGTATAAATGGAATTTTTTAATGTTTTAAAAAGTTTTTGGAATGATGAAAAAGTGTCTAATTTAGATAAAGAAAAGTCTAGTTTTATGATAAATAGAAGAACTGCTTTAAAACATGTATATATTTCTGCATATTTATCAAAACCTGGTATTTATAGTGGTGCTATTACGACATTTTGGAAATTATTTTTAAGAAAAAATTATAATCATTACCCTTCCTGGTTTTATACTAAATTTTTAACAAAAACAAAAGAAAAAAAACAATATTCAATTAATGATTTTGATAGTGAAACTATAAATTTATTTTGTAAATTTAATAAATGTGAAACTAAGTCTTTAGAACAAGCATTTAAATTTTATCCAAACGAAATTTATAAAGAAATTCAACTTTTTAAAGAGGTTGTTTAAAAAGTTGAATATATATATGAAATAAAAAATTTTTAATGCCACAGTTATCAAATATTATAACTCAAAAAGGTGATTATATTATATTATCTTCTAAAATTTCTTATGAAAATGTTGTTGCTATAACTGGAATTAAAGAAGATATTATAGAATTACAAGGTGATATATCTAAACAATTTAGATGGAGTTATAACGATTTGGTATTTTCTATGTGGATTGATTTAAATTTACAAAATTTAAATAAAATACCTTTTGATAAATTAAAAGAATTTTGGGTTGAGTTTAGATATGAAATGTTATCAGATGTAGGCGTATTTAATATAAATACAACAACGTTAAAGGTTATTTATAAAAATGTATTTAATACTTCAAAACCTTTTTCTATTGCGTATCCTACTGATAAAGGAAATTTGTATTGGCCAATAAAGTTAAAATCTTTTACTTGGAATCCATATTCTCAAGAAAAAACTATAAGATTACAAAAAGAACTGTCTTATATGGCTAATCAAATATATGGACATGAAGTTACTTATTTTAGAGCAACTCCAAAGCCTCAATCAAAAAATGTGCATTTTTTAGAATATACATTATATGGAGTAGAACCTAATGAAAAATGTTTAAAAGTTTTAGTACCTGATAATACATTTCCAGATCATAAATTAAATCATAATGCATTTGGAATTGATTTTGAATTACCATTTGAATTACATATAGACAAAAGATATTTCGAAGAAATTTTTGGTGAAGGCTCCAGACCACAAAAAAGAGATATAATTTATTTTCCTTTAACAAATAGAATTTATGAAGTTGTTAGTTCTAGTATGACTATACAATTTATGAATGATTTTTTATATTGGCATGTTAGTTTGGTTAAATGGCAACCTAAAATTAATGTTCAAATGGATAAAGAAACTGAAGATTTGATAGATAATATAAAAACAGATTTAACTGATGTATTTGGAGAAGAAATTGAAAAATTTGAACAAGATATTACTAACCCAATGCAGTTAAAAGATATATCTTATAAATATCATAATTTATTATTAGAGAGATTAAATTATGATTTAGAAAAAAATTATAAATTTACTAATTATTATACAACTATTTTTGAATCTATGTATGATTTAGCGTCACAATATAAAAATAATCCATTTAATACAATAGCATTAAAATATTATTTACAAAACAACGTAAAAGAAACAGATGATTTTGTTTATACAGCTTGGTTTAATAAATCTAAATTAAATTATAAAACAAAAAAGATTTTAAGTGTTGAAAGTATAATTAATAATTTAATAACTATTAAATATCAACCTACAAGTTATTCGATAAAAGAAAATAGTATTATATCTATAAATGATACTGAAAATATTAATTTATCTATTATTGGATTTGTTAAAACAGTTGATGAAGAAAATTTGCAATTAACTTTAGAAGCTAAAAATTTAAATTTATTTCAAACTGGTTGGGAAAACTCAACAACTTTATATATAAAAGAATCATCGTATATATCATTAATAAAATCAAACGATGGTGTAAAAGGAATTGATATAGAAATATATGATAATAATTTTTTAGCCTTAAAATTAAACGATCAAATAGAAATATTTACTTTGAACCAACCGATAGTTGATAATAATTGGTATTCTATTATTGTAATGGTTTCAAATAAGTTTAATCAATTGTCTTATTATTTATATACTACACAAGATAAAATTAAAAAAACAACAGCATTAAAATTAATAGATAAACAAATTCAAAATGGTATTACAAGTAAAGATTATAGTTCTAATTTAAATTATTATATTGAATTATCACCTGTTTATATTTCAAATATAAGAATTTTAAACGCAATAATAAATGAAGAATTACATAGTAAGTTTTTAAATATGCAAATTGTAAAAGATGCATCTAATTGTTTATTGATAGATAATGCAAAGCCAATAATGAAATTACCGTATATAGGACAACCTAAATAGAATGTTAAACAAAAAAATTACAAAAAAAAGTATTCCTAAAAAGGAACAATTAAAAAAAGATATAGAATCTTTAGAATCAGTATTGGAATCATCAAATATTAAATTTGAAAATGATCAACCAAAAATCAATATAAATAAAGAAAAAGATAAAGTTCATTATCTCGATATTGAAAAAATTAAAGCGGATGCTTTAGCCGCATCAACTGATTATGTTGATTATTTGGTCGATTTTTATTTAGCTGGTGCAATATTAGATGAGCCTTTTTTGAAAAAAAAGAAAGATGACGATACTCAAACATTAGCAGATTTAATATTTCAAATGAAAACATCTGAATATGCTATAATAAAATTATTAGAAGTTATAGACGAAGGTGGTCAAATAATTCCAAGAAATTTTGAAGTATTAGCGGGTCTTCAAAAATCTAAAATGGAAATTGTAAAACATTACGAAGCGGTTAAAATGAACGTTGAAAATAATTATAGAAATATGGCATCTGCTTTTATTCAAAAACAAGAAAATAACATACCTTTAATAGAAGCTGCAGGTTATGGTCAAAAAAAATTAATCGAAAAAATAAGAAATAATTCAAAAATAAACGAATTTGGTAATATAGAAGAAGCTGAATATACTATTGAAGAGCATAAATTGCCAGAAGGCGTAAAATTCTATAAGTGAAAATCATGGATATAGGTTTAAAAAATACAATTTCTCAAACTCAAGATTATAAATTAAATAATTCTCAAATTGTATGGACAACAGAACTTATTGCTAAGTGGAATTACGAAGAGGAACATGGTATACAACATACTTTACCTTCACCATATAGTAATAATGTGATAGGTTTTAGAAAAGCTAATTTAAAATTTAGATTGACAGAAGAGGAAGAAATAGAATTTTCAAAATGCGCAACAGATGTTATTTATTTTGTTGAAAAGTATTGTAAAACAATGACCGACGAGGGAATTAAAAATATAAAACTTTTTCCACATCAAAAGAAAGTTTTAATGGATTTACAAAAAAATAGATTTGTTGTTTGGTTGAGTCCTCGACAGAGTGCTAAAACAACAACATCTGCATTTTTTATAATTTGGTATAATTTGTTTAATTACGAAAGAAATTCATTAGTTATTGCTAATAAAGAAATGACCGCACATGAAATATTAGATAAAATTTATATAATTTATAAAGATATACCGTTTTTTTTGAAACCTGGTTTAATAAGTGCTAATATGGGAGCTATTAAATTTGATAATGGTTGTCGTATAGTTTCACAAGCAACAACACCAAATGCTGGTAGATCTTTTACAGTTCATTTATTATTTGCTGATGAGTTTGCATTTGTTCCAGATAATATAATAGAACCGTTTTATAAATCTGTATATCCAACACTTTCATCTTCAAAAATTTCAAGAATGATTGTTTCTTCAACAGCGAATGGTTTTAATAAGTTTCACAGTATATATGATGGTGCAACAAAAGGTTTAAATGAATTTAAACCTATACGTGTGGATTGGTGGGAAATACCAGGACGAGATGAAATTTGGAAAGCAAGAGAAATAGCAAATTTAGGAAGTGAAGATGCATTTAATCAAGAATATGGAAATGAATTTTTAGATGAAAATAATTTATTATTATCGTTTGATATAATTAAAAAATTAAACGCATTTAAATTAGATTATATTTGGAAAAAAATTCCAGAATTAGAAAAACTTGAAATCGATTATCATAGTTTGATATGGCATCCTGGATATAAATTTCCTGGAAAAAATGAAGAATCTGATAAATATGTAATATCAGTAGATGTTGCAGAGGGTATAGGTGGTGATTATACAGTTATGAATATTTTTAAATTAGATATAATGTCAAATAATGATATTGAAAAATTGCAAACATATTTAGATGAACAAGATTTTTTCAGATTAAAACAAATAGCTATTTATAGAAATAACAAAACTGATATTAGAGAAATTTCAATAATTTTAAATAATTTAGTGTATGCAGTTTTAGGAGCTGAAAATTGTAGTGTAATATTAGAAATGAATCGAGGAGATGCCGTATATTTATATGAAAAATTAAGAGAAATTGAAGATTATTACGATGGTTTAGTTTTAAACACTAAAATATTTGATGGTGAAAAATATAAAAATCGCGTAGGTGTTATTTTATCACATGATAGTAAATTAAAGTATTGTAGAGATTTTAAAAATTATTTAAATGATGGTAAATATGAAATTACAGATTCGTTTACTATAAACGAACTTAATAATTTTGGAATTGTAAAAAATTCTTATGCCGCTTTAACGGGTAATGACGATTGTGTAATGTCGGTTATAAATACTATTCCATTTTTCATTAGTGATTCATTATCTGAATTTGTTTCTGATATGTATGATAATTTAAGTATAGAAAAGATTAAATTAATAAACGAAAAATTAAATACTGAAACGTTAGTAAAATCTTCATTAAATGACGATATTGATTATAGTATTGTAAAGGAATTCAATTGATGAAAAAATTAAAACGACGAATTTTTACATTGATTTTTTAATATATAAATAAATAAAAAAATCAATCTATAAATGGCAAATGTAAGTTTGAATTTAAGCAATTTTAAAGCATCTGGTGTTTATACTTTGGAGTATGATCAATCTGAGAATATAGTTTTAAATTCTCAGATAATTAGATTAATTGTGGGCTTTTCAAGAAAAGGTCCATTTAATGCTCCAGTTTATATACCAGATAAGAAGACTGCTGAACGCGTTTTTGGTCCAATAGATGAATTTCTAGAAAGACGTGGCAGTTTTTTTCATAGATCTTTATATGCTTCTTTAGAATATGGGCCAGTTTTTGCTTTAAATTTAATGAAGTTAAATGATGACCCTGACTTTGGTGATAAAGTTCCATATCAAAGTTTTTCTTTGGCTACTACAGAAAAAAATGGAAAAAAAGAATATAGAATTTTATCTTCTTATTATAATAAAGAACGTTTTTGGTATCCAG